AAACGTAAATGCAAACGATAACAACGCATATGAAGGTCTTGCACTAGCTGCATGATTTTTCGGGGCCTGGTGGGAGCCTAGCAACAGAATCCCACCACAAGATGAACCGGGCATATAGCACGGTGAATGGATTGTACGGTATCCTCTGTAGCTATAAATACTAGGTTACCAAGGAGGCTAACACCCTCCATTGACTCTTACACAAAGCTTCAAGTCAAAGTTGGCTAAGAAAGCGGTAGGTTTCGATCTACCACCGACGAAAACAATAATGATTTTGCATTTCCAGTAAGAGGGAAATGGATGGAAGATACCTTCGGTATTACAATTTGTATCTTCTCATAGCAGTAATGATAGTTGGGGTTGAGACACTCCTGTAACTCTATCACTATTAGCCGAAGTCATTTGACTAAAGAGGTACAAATGAAACTGTTTGTAAACAGAAAAGACTTTCCATATCTACGTTGGGCCGAAGGCTTCATGATTGGCGTAATAGCTGTTACGGGTGTAGCGCTAGCGACTCCAGTCAAAGAACCTGAGGTTAAGATCGTAAAGGTCCCACAGATAGTAGAGAAAGAAGTAGTAGTAAAAGAAGCTGTCTATCTAAACAAGCACGATAAGCAGCAGATCCAATGCATGGCAGAGAATACATACTTCGAAGCTGGGCATGAACCTAAGAAGGGTAAGATTGCAGTCAACAATGTTGTACTCAATCGAGCCAAAGACAAAAGATTCCCAAAGACACCATGTGCGGTCATTAATCAAAAGGCCAGAGGTGTATGCCAGTTTTCATGGAAGTGTGAGGGAGGAAAACGCATTGGCGACATGGCTGCCTATAGGAAGTCACTAGCAGTCGCCGAGAACGTGTACTTGGGTAATTACGGAGACGTAACCGGAGGTGCAAAGTTCTATCACGCAGATTATGTCAGCCCATCATGGGGCCGCGTATTTGACAGAACAGTTAAAATTGGTGCTCATATTTTTTATAGAGGATAGATTATGATTAAGAAGCTACTACCGCAATCATTTTATGCGGAGATCGAATCCCTTGTGGTAGAGCGTAAACTAGAGTATATCGACGCAGTGGTTCACTACTGCGAGACGAACGGGCTTGAAGTAGAGACTGCTGCGTCGATTATAAAGAGCAACGCCAAGTTAAAGGCAATGCTACAAAATGAAGGTGAGGCATTAAACATGTTGCCTAAAACGGCAAGATTGCCTATATAAATAAGACCACATTATGAACTAATGGTGGATACGAAAATATACAAACATACGAAACATACTAAACATACGGAGAATACATATGACAAGTTCTTTTGCAGACCTTAAGCGCGGTGCTGGTGCTAACCTGGATCGCCTCACCAATGAGCTAGAAAAGCTCAACAAGCCACAAGCTGGCAATAGCGGTCCAGATGACCGTTTCTGGAAAATTACAGAAGACAAGGTTGGTAACGGCTATGCTGTTATTCGCTTCCTTCCTGCTCCTCCTAAAGAGGACCTTCCATTCGTACACATGTGGTCACACGCCTTCCAGGGCCAAGGTGGCTGGTACATCGAAAACTGTCTCTCGACACTCGGTAACCCCGATCCTGTTATGGAGATGAACTCACAGCTCTGGAACTCCGGCATTGATGCTAATAAGGATCTTGCCCGTAAGCAGAAGCGTCAGCTCGCATACTACTCGAACATCTACGTAGTCAAGGACTCTGCAAAGCCAGAGAACGAAGGCAAGGTGTTCCTCTTCAAGTACGGTAAGAAGATCTTTGACATGATCAACGATCTGATGTCGCCACAGTTTGAAGATGAGAAGCCTGTGAACCCATTCGACTTCTGGGCTGGAGCAGACTTCAAGCTCAAGATTCGTAAGGTAGAAGGCTACCGTAACTACGATAAGTCTGAGTTCTCGAGTCCAGCTCCGCTTACCGATGACGATGATCGTCTGGAGCAGATCTGGCAGTCGCAATACTCATTGCAGGATATCGTATCACCTAAGAACTTCAAGTCGTATGATGAGCTTAAGGCTCGTCTCGATAAGGCTCTTGGACTGGCTACGGTAAGCACACAAGAGCGTGCTTTCAAGGCTCCTGATGAAACACCACCTCCAGCCTTTAAGGCAGCAGCTGCTCCTCAACAGAGTGTAGTGGATGATGACGATGAGGATATCGGAATGGAGTTCTTCAAGAGCTTAGCCGAAGAAGATTAAGGAGTATGGGGGCTACGGCCCCCATATTTTTATGCCGCGCCGAAGTATCCTAGGAACTGATCCATGGACGACTTCTTCTTGGGTTTAACAGGTCTTTTACCTGGACCAGGAACCGGCACAACGCGACCAGGCGTACCACGTGATGTACTTGTAGAGCGCACCTGAGGCTTTTGCTTCTTCTTATCAATAGCTACTTGCTGGGCGCTTTCAGCCAACTGTGAGTTAGGTTTAACCGTTGGCTTTTGACCTGGTTTAAGGCTTTGTTCATTACCAGGCTCGGTAGCAGCTGGATCAGGTTTAACAACCGTAGAGATTCCAAGGAATCTAAGTGGGTCGATTGGTGTTCCGCCCTTTATCAGCTCGAAGTGAAGGTGAAGACCGGAACTAGTACCAGCCCCTGGCATACCTTTAGCACCACCCATTCGAGCTATTTGCTCACCCTTTTGAACCTGCTTACCTTCGAAGGTAGTATAGGACATAAGGTGACCGTAGCGGGTTTCCATTCCCTTTCCGTGGTTGATCTTGATGAAGTTACCATAGCCTTTATACGGGCGCGCCATTTCAACAATACCTGGCGCTGCAGCATAAATGGGATCTCCTGCAACCCCTCTTGTTTTAGCACCAAAGTCAACACCTCTATGTTGAGTCGAGCCACCTGGTGTAGGAGATTTACGCGGACCGAATCCGCTGGTAACACGAACCGAAGCCACAGGCATGATAAAGTTGCCGATGCCTTGTATAGCGCTTGTAGCAGCTTCATAGACCGCACCACCAAAGACCTAAGCCAGCCGCTTGGCGCTTTTTGCTTAGATGCCTACCAAGATCCCCAACGGTAATAACACCGTCACGGTTATAATCGAGACCAGCGTTCTGTGTATACCATTTAGGGTTGACTTTACCTGCATCGTTCGGTCCATTAGGGCGAGCGATAACAAAATTCTCAGACTTTCTATTATAAGCTGGAAGGAACACTGTGGCGTATAGCTGGCTGGCAGACGCTCCTTTCGGTAGCTTATTCATCGCAAAGAACTTATCAACAAGCGCAAGCTGTTGGACCCTGTTCATTTTATAGATGGCAGCCGTCGATGTGCCCATACCACGAGCAGTTGTAGGCATGAACTGAATCAGACCTGTAGCACCACCACTAGGGTTCACAGCTTGAGGGTTAACACCTGATTCAGAATACATTAGACCTAACAGGTCGCCAGCATCAATATCATACTTCTGTGCAAGCTGATTAACACCAGAAATAAAAGGTGCGTCCTTCGCCCACTCACCCTTTACACCACCAACGTTTGCCTCTTGGAAGCCCACACCGCTACCGAAACCAAACATACCAGCAAGATCTTGGACACCACCGGATAAGAAACTTCCCAGCTGGCTACCGAGACTTGCAAGTTTAGCCAAGAAGCCGCCCATAAAGGATGTCACGTTTCTATACGTATCGCCAATGAAGGATGAAACATTGTTCGTCCATTCATTGCCCTGCTTAGACATAGTTTTAGTAGGCTCAGCCTTTCTGATAGGCACAGCCTGAGCTTTAGCAGCTTTTGTTGCTGCTTTGATAAGCTGGTCGTCTTGCTTGGCTCTAGTTTCTTTTTTGACAGGGGCAGTAACAACAATCTCAGGTGCTTCTACAGCAGCCTCAGCCTTTGCCTTACGCGGAGCTTGTTTGGCTGATCCATCTGGATTATGAGTGGCAACATATTGTCTTGCTCGCTCTGCTGATCCACCTCTGTTGTTGGCTCCATAGCCATNCCATCTACTACATTCTTATAGTATTCAGGTAGGTCATTATAGCCACCGACTTTCTTGCCGTTGATTACATATCCATCTGTGCCATTACCAGATATACCAAACTTGCTGATGCCTTCGTTTTGCTTTTTTCTTGTATCGACATTAGTCGACTTCATGAAACTATCGATGCCGTATAAGATACTACCAGTTGCTGCTACAGCAGCTGCTCCAAACCCTAGGGCAGCTCCTGAAATAGGAACGCGTGGAATTCTAGGAAGCCTACCACGAGGACGCGGTCTAGCACGCGGTCTGGTCGGACGGCGTCCTTTAGTTTTGCGCTTTTTCTTTTTCTTTTTGCGCTTGGTATCGTCATCGTCTTCATCGAAGACATCTTCATCACCCATTATATCACATGCGCATTCTTGACCTGTAAGATCAAGATACTGCAGCTCTTTATCGAGCTTCTTGATGACCTTTAACAGACTAGGAATAAGGATTGCGAGATTAGATTCAGATTGAGTTTCTGAAGTTGCAGCAATTGGTGCTGGACGAGGTGCTTCTAGTTGGGCTTCTTTATTATAAAGATCAGTGTCTTCTAGCTTTGCTTCCTGGATCTTATTCATATTCTTAGAGTATGTCAGAATCTTATTGAAAGCATTCTGAATACCAGTAAGAGTATTCGACATAACAACAGTAGTCTTTGGATCGATCACTGTAGCTCCAGGATCGACCTGCTTAATGCGTTTTGTGAGACCAGCTAATGTATTATCTTCCATTAGATACTCGCACTAAAATAGAGTTGCTTTGCAATATTGCCCATGCCCTGATATGTAGGTTCTGGCACATCACCCATACCTTTTGCACCTGTCTTTGTCGTAGGCTTTGTAGCAGGTTTGATTGGTGCTGTTGCACTACCGATCTTTGGCTTAGATACACCAACATTTTCAGCAGCGCTGGTCGCGGCGGCAATTTGAGTGCCTGTAGATGTAGCAGGTGGTACGGACATTGCTGTCACGGGTGGTGATGCACCAACAGGTTCTGGTGTTGAGGCACTAGACGTAGCAGCTGTCGGAGCTTGTGGCTCACCACTGCCGGATGGTGATGGAGGTGCAGGTTGACTACCACTGCTTACCGGCGGTGCAGCAGAAGGGCCTGATGATGGTGGTGGACTACCACCTTTACTACCGCTAGTATCGCTAGCAGCTGATGATGGTCTGCTTATTGCGTCTGCAGGAGTTGGTTTCGGAGGTGGGTTTGCAGCAGCCTGGGATGCTGGAGCAGATCCTGTTTGCTTCACTGCAACTGGTGGAGCTGCTTTCTTTTCAGATCCAGGACCAGCAG